AAAAGTTTGAAGAACTATTAAAGGGGCACAATTTTAACACCCCCCTAAAAATGCTTTTATCTCCCCTTGCACACGCACATATAAATATAATATATATAATATAGAGAATATTATAGGCGAAAATAGGGGCTTTTTAACATTGACAAGATTTAAGGGGTCAAGAAAGGGCAAAAGTGGGGTGGGTTGAATAAGAAATCAAGAAAATGGTTAAAGGGCAAAAATGGTGGCAAATTCTCAATATTTTTGGGGTGTTTAACCTAAAAGATAAATTGTGGTGCAAAATTTGGGCACAAAACTGGGTAAAAAGAGTTAGATTTTTTAGGAAATTAGAGAAAAGTGTGGACAAAATTCATTTTTTTGTGCATAATAATAACAAAGAATTAAATAAAAGGGGTAGTGTTCAACTATGGCGAAAGTTGGGTTAAAACCAAAAAAGATTGCTTGTTACACAGACGAGCAACAAAAATTGTATGAGAGTTTGAGGCCAAGGCAGAGAGCCTATGTGGATTATAGGTCGCAAGGTTTCAACAAAAGTGATAGTTATAGAAAGGCTGGATATTGTGATAGCAAGAATGTTGGGGTCAATGCATTTACACTTGAAAACAAGACACTTGGTATAAAGGACTTGATTGAAACAAGGCTAAAAGTTAAAAGGGCAAATGACATTTACAAGGCAGATAGTGAGATTGGAAAGCAAATTGATGCGCTTGCAAATGTTGAGAACGCCGAAAATGCTTTGGAAGTTGTTGAAAATGCAGATGCCGAAACAATTAAGCGCATAAAGTTTTTTCGAGATATTGTGGATGGCAAAATAAAGACCGTGAAAAAAACAACATACACAGACAAACTTGGCAACAAGTCCACAAAGGTTGAAGAAATCAATGATATTGAAACAAGAATGAAGGCAAGAAAGGAACTTGATAGGTTGCTTGGGCTTAATGAAGTGTTTGATATTGGCAAGATTGAAACTGGGGATATTACAATCAACATTGTGGATGCCAGCAAGAAAGATGCTATTGGAGATGCATCTAACAAGGTGCAGTTTGATTTGACCGAAAAAGAAGAAGAACTTGATGGGGAAGTTGTAATCATTGAGCCGAAAGATGAAGATAAAAAGCCTAGGGGCAGACCAAGGGCTAAAAATGTTGTAGTTGATGCTGTAAATGAGTAGGTGGCAATATGGATTGGACGGTAAAACAACAAGAAGAGGCTTTTAAACAAGAGCAAAAAAAGAAGAAGAAAGAAGAAAAGCAACTACAACAAGAAGAAAAACAAGTCAAAGAAATCAATGATAATGGACTTTCTGCAAACAACTTGCTTATTCCAGATGTCTATAAAGAGATTTTTTATGACAATTATAGATACTTTTTGCTTTCCAGTGGTCGTATTAGTGGCAAAACAACAATTCTTGTGGCAATTTGGTGGATTTGTATAAACAAATACAAGGATAGAGATATTGTAATTCTGCAAGCCACTGCAACTGAAATCAAAGATAGTATTATCAATGAAATTGAAAAGTTCCTTAAAAACTCTGGATTTGATGTAAGTGATAGCCCAGCAAGTGAATGGTGTATTCCAAAATCAAAGGACAAAATCATAAGGCGTGGGCAAGAAGGTGGCACTTATTTATACCCTATCACAGATAGTAAAGGTGGTCAAAGGTCAAGAGGTATTACAACTGGGCATAAACTATCATTGGTGCTTTACGAAGAGGCCCAAAAGAATAGGGATGCCAATGTAGTTGAGCAATCAGTTATCACATTTATTAGACAATTAGACAAGGATGCAAAACTTGTAATTGTAGGAAACAATGAAACGGTTGGACACTGGTTTGTTGATTATGTTAAAGACAAACAAGCAGACCCAGAATGGTGTTATATTTATGCTAATTGCTATCATATTTGGGGATTATTAAACTCACAAACAAGAAACTACATTGAAAACTTTAAGAAAATCAATGAAGTTGAATTTAGAAGAGTGTTTTTGGGAGATATAAATGCCAACACAAGTGATGTTGTGTTCCCACAATTTTCAAGAGCAAAGCATTATAAGAGAAATTATCAACTTGAACAACACTATATCTCAATGATATTTGTTGGAGTTGACCACGCAACTGCTAATGACACTTTTGCAGCTGTTCCAGTTGCAGTTCTTGATGATGGAACTTGTCAAACACTAGAAGTTTTATATAATGACCCGGAAGAAACCAATAGAACACTTGCACCAACAGAGCAATGTGAATTACTAGATGGGTTTATGAAGTTTCTTGACAATAGATATGGTCTTGTAGCAAATAATGTGCCAATATATTTGAGTGTGGATGGTGCAGCATCTCCATTTATTGCACAATTAAGACACACAAAAAAGACATCATATAACAAAGACCTTTGGAAAAGAATTGATATTAAGGCTTTCACAATGAAAAAGAAAGACATAAACTTGGGCATTATAAAAAATGCATTTGCTTATGGTGTTCTCACAATATTAAATGAGGGACCCAAACAATATGATGGGAGAGTGAATGTCCATAGGCTTGCAAGTGAAATTGAAAAACAAAGATACAATGCAGTCCATAAACTTGATGACAAGATAAAGAATGACCTTGTGGATGCTTTGGAATATGGGCTTGTGCCTTATTATAGTAACTGCTACAACTTATCATTCCCATTGAGAATTAAACAATTCAATGACAAATCGAAAGTTAAGGAAGTAATGCAGTTTGCAAATATGTAAAGGAGAAGAAAATGAATAGAGAAGAAAGAAGAAAGTTTACAAAACAAAAACAGAAACAAAAAATTCCAGCAAAAACTCCACAACAAAGGAGTGCAGAAAGCCACAACAACTTGATGAATTTGATTGTGGCAGAAACATTTTCAAGACATAGCAATTTAACAGAAGAAGAATATTTGAAGAAAATAGGCTTTGATAAGTCTGGAAGAACAGAAAAGGAAGCTGTTAGAATTGCAACGTTCAATGTTATGGTCGAAATTGCAAAGACAATCTTGGATTTGGAAGGCAAATTTAATATGGCAAACAATCTTTTTAGAAATATTATGCTTGAAGAAGGGATTGTTGAAGAAGAAAAAGGAGAAGAAAATAATGGAAAATAAGGAACAAATTAGACAAGAAACAACTGAAAAGGTTGAAGAAAAAAAATATGATGTTGGAACAGAAGAAATTGATGCAGACATCTTGAAAATTGCACAAAGCAAGGGAGTTTTGGATGCGGTTAAAGATGAAACAACACTTAATAGGGCTATTTTGAATTGTTTTTGTGAAGTCCTTGCAGAATTAAGACATTTGGAAAGTTCATTTGCAAGTTTCTTGGACATTATTTCAATTTGCTCAAATGATAAGATTGTAGAGTTTTTTGCACAAACAAAAAAGAACCTTGATAAAGAAAAAAAGAGATTGGCAAAAGAACAAGAAAAGAAAAGCCAAGTAAAGGCAACTGATAATGTTGTTCAAATGCCTAAAAAGGAGTAGAATATGAGCCAACAAGTATTTGATATAAACACGGTTGGATTTGATGGCAATACACTTGGAGATTTCTTTGATTTTTATGTAAACAATGTATTTTATTTGCTTGCACCAGAATATTACTATCAATTCTATGCCGCATATTTAAACAGGTGCCTATCTTGTTATGATGGGTGGGTAAATGGTTTCCACAATACAAAGAGTGGTCTTGTTCCACAAAGAATGTTGCAAAGTATTGCAAATGGTCTTTCAAATATGCTTTTTGCACAAGGCATTGATTTTAATGGAGATGGTGCAAATTATGATTTTGTAACAAAGTGGGCAAAAAAGACAAAATTCTTTAAAGCATTAAAGAAAGGGCATAAATTTGCTATTGCTGGTGGAACCTCTCTTTTGAAAGTGAACAGAAAAAGCAAAGAATTGTTTGTTACTGCACATAGAATTGATACTTTCTTTGTTGATATTGATGCAAGTGGAAAGGTTGTAAGTGCAAAAATATACTTTGATGCTGTTCACAACACAAATTCAAGTGGCTCAAAAACTCACTATGGAATTTGTGAAGAAAGATATTTTAATGATGAAGGCAAGCCTTGTATTTGTTCAAGTGTATATGCTGTTACTGGAAATCTTCAAACAGAAGTAGCAAGCAGACAAACTCAATACTCACACAAAGTAAATTGGGAAGAATTGCCAAAGACGGTTCAAAAATATATTAAAGAGAATTATGCAGACATTATGATTGGAAAAGAACAATACTTGCCATTCCCAAATTCTCTTGGTTGTTACTTGATGAAATTTACAGATGACATTCCACAAATTCCAAACACACCATTTGGGCAACCTATTGGAGATATACTTTTTACAGAGAACTTTCAATATGACCAAATGAAATACTTTGAAAAGAATGAAGTTGACCTTGCAAGAGCAAGAGCACTTATTCCAGAAGAGATGTGGAACAAAGATGACCCTGCTTATGATGGTAGGGCATTAAATGAAAGATTTTATCAAAAAGTAGCCAGTGTAAATGCAGAAAATGACAAAGTTACTCCAATTCAATTCTTGTTGCGTGGAGAAGATATTAAGACACAAAAAGAGAATATCTATAAAGACATTGCTTTTAAACTTAACATTTCTGCAAGTTCAGTTGCATCATTTTTGAGTGAAGGTGCTGGGGCAAGAACAGCCACTGAAATCATTGGGGAAAGAACAAAAACAGACACTTGGTTGAGTGCACAAATCAATCTTAATGCACCAGAAATTAATGAAATGCTTAAAGAAATTATGTATTTCTACAACAAAGATGCAGTCGAGATTATCTTAAAGGCAGAGGACCAAAGCCCATTCAACGAAAAAATCAAAACAAATAGTGATGTTTTGTCTGCTGGGAATATGTCGCCAAGACTTTTTGTTAAGACAACTTATAAGAATTTGAGCCAAGAAGAACAAAAAGAAGAAATTGATTACTTGGAAAAAACAAGGGCAGATGCCTTGGCATATCAACAAGCAACAATGCAATCTTGGAACAAAAGTTAGCAAAAATTAAATTAAAATGTAAAAAAATACAAAATTTCTAATACTTTTTCAAAAAAATTGAAAAAAAATCAAAAATTTGTGTATAATATAAATAAGCAAGGGGTAAAAAACAAAGTTGAGTAGCCTAAAAATGCTTATTTTTCATAAAAGTAATACCAAAGGAGATAAAAATGTTCAAAAAATTACTTTTAAAAGCCATCAAAGGTTTAAGCCCGGAAGAAAAAGTTGAGTTTCGCAAGATGCTTGAAAGTGAAAACATTGAAGAAACAAACAATGTTACTGATGAAAGCATAGACGAAAGCAAGGTTGACAACAAGAATGGCAATGAAAAGGTTGATGATACAACCAAAACTGATACAGCATCCCCAAAGGACAAAGAACCAAATCCACAAGAAAATGCAGATGAAAGTTCAAATGAGCCTTTGACAGATGAAAATCCAGTTGATGAAACTGGAAATGGTGGAGAAGAACCATCAGTCAATGACAATGGAGAAATGCCACCAGTAGAGCCACAACAACCACAAGTTTCAACCGTGGAAGAAAGTGGAAATGCTGTGAGAGTTGATGATTTGGTAACAAAAGAAGAGTTGGCAGACAAACTTGCCGCTTTTACAGCCAAATATGATGCCATTGTCAAAGAGAATGAGGATTTGAAGAATAAGGTTGGAGATTTGCAGAAGAAGTATGAAGAACCAGACTTTGGTAATTATCAAAGAAAAGGAGTTGAAACTGCAACTGACAAAGTTCCACACCAATCATTTGAAGAATACTCTAAAAACTTTATGTAGTTGGAGAACTTAAAACTCAAAATTTTAAAAAGGAGAAAAATAAAAAATGGCTTTCGTTACATTAAACGGATATGATGTTGAACACGCAAGTTCGTTGTTGGTTTACGATAACTTGTTCCCAGAAATTCAACACATAAATGGAAAAGGTGTTACAGACACTTACACAAAAACCAAGGATGTTGAAAGCGTTACTCTTATTGATGTTATGAGAGTATTGCCTTATGCACCAAGATTTAGACAACTTGGAGCTGCAAACAACGGAACTTGGCACAACCAACAAAATGAAGGTGGATTTAGAAATGCACCACAATCAGTGCATTATACAATCCCAGTTGATTTGATTTATGATGAAGGGGTTACAATTACATCTGCACAAGATTATGCAAACCCTACAAACTTGAAGAAAATCATTATGGCTCAACTTGTTAAAACTGCTGGTATGAGCATTAACATTATCACTTTTGCAAAGCAAATTGAGGCTTTCTTCCGTGATAACTTTGCTGATATTGAAAACCCAACAGCAGATGAACTTGCAAATGCAGTATTTGGATATGACCCAGCTGTTGCTGCAAATGCTGATGGTTCAGCACCAGACGCATTTATTGCTGCAAATAGTTCATTGACAGATGGTTGTCTTGAAATTGGTGCAATGCACATTCCTATGGAAGAAAGACAAGCATTTATTACACCAAAATTTGACAGACTTATGAAAAGACAATATCAACAAAATGCAAGTGATGTTGCAGCAAAAATTTTGGCAAATGGTTTCGTAAACCCATTCACTGATAGTGAAAGTGTTAGAATTAACTCTGCTACTGGTGTTGCTGGTATGTATGATGGTGTTGATATGTTCATTATCAACTCTGTAACAAGAACATTTGTTGAAGTTGCTCTTGGAGTTCCAAAGAATGATGTTGGAAATGCAGAAGTTCTTGCATTGTTGCACCAAATTGATGCTTTCATTGTATATGGTGCTGGCACGGTTCGTGGTATTGTTGGTCCTTCACTTGAAGCAAATCCAAACCCATACTTTGGTGGTGTTTATATTCTTCCAAAGATGAAAGTTGGTGTTGAAGTTCTCAATGGTAAGACAATCAAAATGATTATCAATGGAGAATGGACAACAGCAAATATTACATCTATTGGTCAAAAGATTAAATTTACACCTATTGATGGTAAAGTTGTTACTGGTAAAGAGGTTTTTGCAGAAGGCATTTTCAATGATGGAACATCTAATTAACCTTGAAAGATATGTAGCATAATAGAATGAAAGAACAATAATACGAAATTCTTTCACTATTAAAATAAAATGGCGAGAGAAGTTTCTCTTGCCATTTTTTGTAGGTGGCGAGTGGTGTTACACATAACTGCCTAGATTATAAAGGAGAAAACAATGGCGAAATTAGCACAAGTAACTTATGGAACACAAGGAGATACTGGTCAATACACTTATGTTGTAAACGATAATGTAAGAACCGGAGATTATATTCATCCAAGTGTAAAGCACTATAAAAGTGGAAAGGTTTTTGGAACGACTGGTATTATTCAAAGCACTGCAAAAGAAACCAGTAAGACTGGACAAGCCTTAAAACAAGAACTGCAAAGCAAAGGTGTTGAGCCAGCAAGAGCATATACTGGAAAGGAAGTTGGAGCAAAGGCAGAAAAAGATGCAAGGGGAAGATTTGTTGGTGGAAGTGGTCTTGGAAAAACAATGAGAAATGAAGAAACTGGTATGCGCCAAGCAAGAGAGGGAACTGATTTCCATAGAAGCCAATATATTGAGCAAACAAGACAAGCCAATGTCCAAAGAAGAGAACAACAAGAGAGAGGTCAAAGAGAAACTTTTGAGAGTTATAGTGAACCATTTATGAATAAAAACAATAAAGGAGAATAGATATGCAATTTTATAAAGCACCAACTTATACAAAACAGCAATTAGAATTGTTAAGTGAAAGTGAAATAAAATTTCCTTTCAATGATGATGATGCAACATACAATGGGATGAAACATCAATATCAATTAACAAGCAAATATTTTGAAGAAAGAGGCCACAATCTTGAAGTTGAAGTTGATGGCAATGCACCAGACAAAGTAAAGCATTTTTTGGAATATTTGAGCACAAAAGTATATGGTTATATTTATAGCCATTCAAAAAGTGATAAAAGACAACTAGATTATATGATAGCAAAAAGAGGCTTGCGTGGTTATAGTCCTTATGAATACAGACAAGAGTTTCTCGAAGCTATGTTTCTTGAAGGCGAATATTTGCTTGCAAATGGAGATTTGTCAACAATAAGTGGTGTTGACCTTGACACAATGCAAAATATGAGTGCAGATGTTGTTCGTAGGCAAGACCGTGATATGCACCCAAATGCAATTCTTAAATTTAAACAACTTGGATTGAATTATTATGGTAGATATTCATTTATTCCACAAGGAAATGAGTGGTAGGAGGCCTTTATGTTTTTAAAACCAAAAAGCACAACAAAAAATAATAGGGCTTTGCTTTATAGGAGATTTATTGGGCTTGAAAAAAGTGCTAGTTTAGAAACAATATATAAGACAATAGATGATGACAAAAATTGGATTTTTGATGCATTAACATTAACATTTACACAAGTTCAAGACATTCCAACAATAAGCAAAGTAACGCAAATTAGAACATATACTACAATTTTGCTTTATCAAGGGAATTATTTTAGATATAATGGTGTTAAATGGGAAATCATACAAACTCCAAGTGAAAGTGGAATAACCCTTTTAAGTGCCACATTTAATAATGTTGCCAAATATCAAACAAATAAATATTATTATGTAGGCAGTTTTGATTTTATGATAAAAGGAACAATAGAAAGCACAGAAACACAACCAATCAAAGGTTTGATTACACCAATGAGAGCAATGAATATTAGGACATTTGCTGATGAGCCAAGGATTGATGATGAGGATTTGGTTGTTGTTGACAAGCACTTATATTCAGTTGAAAGTCCAGAAATATCACAAAAAAGGATGCCAAAACCATTTAATGTTTATTTTTGCACATTGAACAACATTTTGTAGGAGTAATTATGGCAAACAGATTTTCTCAAAACTTTACATTGCTTGATATTTTTAACAACAAGAAACTTGCAGGAAAGTTGCCACTTATAAATTATAAAGAAAGGGAAAGGGAAGATGGCAAAATTTCAGTAAGAACAAGCCCAAAAACAATTAATAGGCTTGTGTTTGACACTGCCGGAAGAGCTGCAAGGGCATATTACAAACCATATAAAGAGCATAGAAGTGGAGATGTAATTACAATAGGTGGAACGCTTGTTGGAGATTATAATGAGGCCTATGAAGCTGTATATAATGCACTGAAATCAAGTGAGGTCCTTATGAAATGGACTGTGAACAATGGAGATATTATTAGAAGTGCATTAAAAGAGGGAGAAAAGTTTAGAAGAACAAATGGCATAACACCAAAATTATATTTGAGAGCACAATCAATGGCACAAATTGAGGGTATGTCTAAAAGGGAACTGCAAGCCCTTATGGTTGATATTATGGAAAACATTGTGTATGGAGATGACTTTCCAGAAACAAAAAAGAAATTTGATGCAGAAAGCATAACCACATCCAGTGGGATGTCTTACAAACAAAGACAATTAAGATGGAAATATAAAGTTGGAGATTTTTAATGAGTAGAACAATTTTTACAATAGAAGATGTAAAAAACATTGTTGAGAACATATTTAATGGGAATATGTCTATTTCAAAGGCATCAAAAGGAAATATTGAATATGTAAACGAAAATAGTGAGCCAATCTTAATGATTGATGAAGAAGATGGAACTCAAACACAAAGCGACCTAGCAGAATATTTAAACATAGATTTTTATAGTTGGAGAAATAGACTTGTAGAAAGCCAAGGCAAACACTCATTGGAAACATTAGAAAACTTTGATGCTTGGGTTGAAAGTTTAAATTTTGCAATGAACAAATCTTATGCTCTTGTTGAAATAATTGATGAAAGTGTAACACAAAGCCAAGATATTGATAGTGCAGAAATAACAGCAAAAATCACTTTTATTATGCAAACAAACAAAATTAAGAATTTGGATTACTATGTAACAAAGATAAGAAACAATCTTATGGCAGTTCCACAAGAAATACAAAATTCTTATGGAAACATAATCAATGCCTATATTTTGATGGGCAAACTTATGTATGATAGTGAACCAGAAATGTTGCAATATGGAGAAGTTGTTATTGTTAGCACAGCTGTTAGAATTAACTATCTTACAGAGGCCCTTTCTTATAATGATACAAAGGTTGAGATTTCATTGGATGGAGATGATGAATATGATGAAAATGGGGCTATTGTTGGAGAAACAAAATACCTTACAATGCCTATAACAAAAAGCACGTGGCAAGCAGTCGTTTCTTCAAACCCAGTTCCAACTGCAAATAGACCAGACTTGACTGGATATTGTGCCGCTTCATTATCAACCGTGAAAACATTGTCATTCTATGACTTTAATAAAGGGTTGACCCTTAAATTTAATGATTTGTTTTGGAGTTGTGGGGCTTATAGAATTGATGGCAAACTCACAACATATCAAGAAGTAAATATTCCAGTATTTATTAGGGTTACAAGCAATGGAAAATCTTATGTATTTAAAGATATGGTTGACAATATGCAAAAAACAATAACAAATGGAGATTTTAATATTTCAAGCATAACATTGAGAGGGTGGGGCAAAATTCAAAAACAATAAGGAGATAATATATGCTTTATCAAAAAGGAACTCAAAGAATTGAAGTTATTGTAAAGAAAGATGGTGGTCTTTCTTCTTCCATTGTTGGCGCAAAAGATAATGATGCAGAAAACATAAGTTCACAAGGCTCACAAGACAATGACAATGGTTCTTATTCATTTTTGCTTGGAACTGCAAACAAGAACAGAAAAAATAGGGTTATTAAAACAAATGCTACACACTTTTTGGCTGTTTCAAAACAAATCATAGGTCTTGAAGCAAATTATTTAATTCAAGGGTTGGGGCAATATTATGGCGACCAATCATACCAAGAACAAGTTGCAAGACAAGTTGAGATAATTCAAGACACTTCCAACTTTGCATCTTCTATTGCAATGGGAGTTGTATATGGTTCTTGGGGTGGTCCTCTTGGAGCAATATTGGGGGCATCTATGGCGGCACTTTCAACTGGGGCATCCATTGGAGTTAAATATGCCCAAAGAAGAAGAGATTTTAACTATAAAACATTTAAAGAAAACAATACTATAGAATATCAAAGAGCAAGAGCAAACATAAACTTAACCACAGGGAGATTGAGATAATGTTTAAAATAAGGGTTTACAAATATGATAGTTCACAAGAAGAAAATGGGTATAGGGGAACTGGCGAAAATGCCTTTATAGACAATGTTTCTTTGGGAACAGAACTTGATGAAGATATTACACAAGAACTGGATGCCAGTGAAATTACTTTGTATGGACTTCCTTTTCAAGATGCATTTGACCCAGAAACAAAATTTGTCATTGACCTCGTAGAAGAAACAAATAACAATGGAATAATTGAAGAAACAATCAGGCAAACAATACACCGTTGTGTTTTGAGAGATGTTCCAAGCAAACCAATATTAAGTGATGACAATTATTTTGACCATCATATTTCTTTTATTGAGCCAAGTGTTGTTGCACAAAAAAGACTTGTTGACAATATTTCTGCAACATATAAATTAAAAGATGTAACATTAAAAGAGGCACCTGCATTTGACACAAAAGATACAGACTTTAATAATGAGCCATCAGTATATGAGCCATCAAAGACCTTTGGATATAAAAGGAGCGTTGGCTTTTTTAATAGTGAAACGACTTGGGTATGGGGTAAATATTTTCAGTTTGATGGTGTTATAGAAATGCTTAAAAGAGATGGAACTCCATATAGAAGAAAATATTTGTCAATAGAAGATTTTGAAACAGAAGATGGATATAGGGCAAAGTTCTCAATCCCTAAACTTGCAATATATGGTGGTTTAGAAGGAACGAAAGATTTTGGTTTTTTGGGATATGCATCAATAGATTATTTAATTGAAGAATTTTCTCTCACTAATAGTTCAAACCCAACAAATTCTTGGAAAGGCTCATTTATTTCAAATTCTAATCTTGCAAACAACACAAATTATTATTCACTTATTGATTATGCAGAAGTTGAACCGGAATGGCTATTTGAGGGAGTTCAAACACAAGCGGGATATGGTGGAAGTGAAGTGTTTGTATATGGTATGAAAAAATATACAGAAACATCTGCAAGCACACCAAGTTACATCACACAAGAAATTCCAATATCAACAGACAAACAATATAAAGTTACTATATCAATACACGAATTTGATGACAATTTTAAAGAAGGCAATAGTTGTGTTAAATATACTGGAAGTGAAATTAATAAATTTTTGTATAGATATATGAAAAGAACAAACTCTGGAAATGCTTTGGTTTCTTATGAATATTCTCCACAAGTAATGCCACTTTCACAAACAACTGGTTCATCAACATTTGTAACATATAATGTCGATACTGGAACACTTGTATATTCATCATCTATCCCATATTCTGCATTGTCATTGTTGCAAAAAGCAATAATAAACTCTTCAATATATGAAAAAAAAGATGGGGTTTATATAGCAGACATAAACAACTCTAATTTGCCATTTTATATTGATGATAAGTTTGTAAATGAGTTGATGCAGACAACAATTATAGAGAACTTTTATAACCAAAAAAACCTTTGGGAAATTATGATTGAAGTTGGACATTATATTCACGCAATCCCAGAACTTGTTTTTGGCAATGATGATAGATTTATGATTACTTTTAATAGACTTGGGAGAACTGATGAGAAACCAGACAATGGAACAAAAGTTTCAATATTTAATAGTAGAAGTGTAGAAGATTACATTTCTGCAAGTTCTTCATATATTACAAATATGGTTCAATTAGGTGGATATATTGAAGAATGGGTAGTTCCAAAAACAACAAACGAACAATTATTGGTTTACAATGATACAGCAGAAATGATTGTTTCAAAACCAATTATAGAATTGTTGAGTGTTACGGTTAAAAGAAATAGTGATGGAGCAACAGCTGATTTAACAAATTTCATTTACGAAGAAAATGTTTATAAAACCTTGGGAATAAGTTATGATGTTATTCCTAATAGGGGAATAGCAATGTATTATTCATTGGGTAGCAATGTAATTACTGGTGGAAACTATCAACTTCCACAAGCAAACACAAACATATATACAGACTACTCATTTAAAAAGATAATTTATTGTGCATTTAATGGCTACCCAGTTATTACTCCATTGCCTACAAGTGGATATTGGACAGACATTCAAGTAAGTGATTATTCATTCTTAATAAGATATAGAACAAAAGATAGTGTTAGACAAAATCATATTAGACCCGATTTGAGAAAATATTTATTAAACTCAAAATATGACAGATACCCAGAACACAACCAATTTAACAATCAAACAGATGTGGTTGCAGATAGTGTTAAGTTTGGAAATAGTATGTATGGAAACCTTATAAAAACTGGAAACAATTCCTACACAATAACAGAATGGACTGACAATTATGAGGAATTAAAACATAAAGGGGAACTTTATAGAATAAACGGGGAACTTTATTATGTTGCCAAGGTAAAGCACACAATATATGGAACACATTTTGTAAGCACAATAACATATTCAAAAGACTACAATGAATTGAGTAAGATTATAGGTATTCCTAGTGAACCAAGATTTTATGAAATTAGTGAGCAAAGTCTAATTTGGAGAGAGTTTCAAATTAATGATGTGTTGTTGTTGACAGATGATGAAGAACAAATAGAATACAAATCAAATTATGTATTTAACTGCAACCATTTGGCAGACCTTGTTTTAGGAGAGGGCACAAGTTTTGCAAAATATGCTGTTACGGTATATAAGGGAGATAAAGATAGTGGAAAATATAATCAAACCATTGGAGAGCCAAACTTATATGTAGAAGTAATAAATCCAGTAAATGCCTATTCGAGTGAAAATACATTAACTTATGAATGGGATATGGCAGACAACTATTCTGCTGGCGATAAAGTTGTTTCAACAAAGAAAGAACACTATAACTCATTATCAGCAGTAAAATATACAGACATATATGGGAAGGCAGAACTTATGGACTTCTATATTTTGGGAGATGTTGGTATTCTTACAACAGATGAAATAAAGGCTCTTCCAGAAAGCCCAATTAGTTCAAAACAAGAAGAAAACAAAATTTTTATTGGAAATTGTGATATTTTGGCAACAAATGTAAAAGAGTTCGACACAAACTATAATGGCAGAGGCATTGGGCTATTAAAAGATTGTAGAGAGGCAATCTCGAACAACTACAACTTGCAACTGCTAACAAATAGCGATACCTTTGTTTTATCTCCATTTGTATTTTCTCCACAAAAAAGAAATGTGAAGATTGCACTACTTTCTAATGAAGTAAACAAACTTTCTACTGGATATATAAGCAACAATGAAATCATTACTCCATTAGACAAGAACGGAAATAAGTTATCTCCTTATTTTGAGTTTACTATTGACAAGACAAAGCAATCAAGCAGTTGGGATGTGGACAAAAAGGTTGTAACAAAGTTTGGAATAAACTTAAAAGATATTTTAAAAGATGTTGCAGAAGAACACTTTGTTGAGGCCCAAGACTATCAAAGGGTAAAAAGTATTGTTATCTTATGTGATGCAAGTATTGATACAGGGGTAGAGGGTTCAGTCGCATCTACATTGCCATATAAAACACAATTTATAATTGCTAGAAACATTCCAGAATATTGGGATAAAGAAAAAGCATTAAGCCCAATATATTTTGGTGCACCAAATAAAGATAATGTTTTTAAAAACAAACAATAGTAAAAACCATAAAAAATCTGTATAATAATAAGAAAGGAGAAAAACAAAACCAATGAACACAATAACAATAATTTTGAGTGAAAGTGGAAGAATTGCTGATTTAAAAAAAGACTTTCCACTATATCAAGGCTCATTCCAAAACAAACTTTTAAATGTTCTTGTTCCAACAAGCATTTTGTCAGGAAAACTTAATTCTCAATATATTGGGGATGATGGATTTATACAAACAAAAGATGGGGTTCATACCGCAATCAAGATTGGTATGACCTACTTAAAAAGAAATGGTGCTATTGAAACAAGTCAATCATATTATATGAGATATTTGAAAACCATAAATTATGATGGTGTTCAATATTATCTTTATGAAAGAAAGATGCCAAGGGAGTTTACTTTGTTTAGTGGACAGCTAGAAAACGCACCTAAACTTGTTATAAACATTGTAAATGTTTTAAATCACATTTATACAACAATAAACGAAGATGGAACTCAAACAAAAACCATAGGCGAACCAATAATATTAGAAACCATAACAACACAAGACTGCTCATTAGATGTATTGCCAAGTTCAATATTGGATGCTGATGAAAATGTTGAGGCAACAGATTTGGAACTGATTGAAGGGGAAACAAATTCAATATTAAAAGAACTTCCAAACAAAAGCAATAGAAATGAGAGTGTTTTAAAATATAATGTGGCTGAAAGTTTTCCAGTTGACATTGTATATAATAAAAATGGAATAAAAACACAAGGGGTCTGTTTCTATAATGAAACATTTGAAATTCCAACACCGGACGGGACTTTGACAAATGAAACTGGAACAATAATTGTGTTCAACACAAGAGTAAGTAATGATGGCTCTGTATTTTATCAAGATGAAATCTTTAAATTTAATAGTGGCATTATGCAAAGAACTCTCACATTGTCAAATGAAGATTTCTCATTGATTATTGATAGTGATTGGGCAATAACAAACAAAGAATGGCTTGATAGTCTTGATAGAAAAACACAAGACAATTTGGATGCACTTGATAAAAAAATTGATAAAAATACAGAAAATCTTGATAAAAAAATTGATACAAATGTTAGTGCCCTTGACAAAAAAATAGGAGCAAATACAACTGGCATTAGCAACATAAAACAAGATTATGTTAGCAAATCAATAAACACAACACCGTTGGTAAGCAGTGAGGCATTTTCAGTTTCACAAACAGGTGCTTTGCTCCAAAATGAAACAATATTTGATATTAAAACTGGCGCTATAACAACAAGAGAAAAGATAGCAATACCAGTTACAAATACAAAAGCAAGACTTTTCTTGGTTCAAGAGCAAGAAAGTTTACAAGATTTGTTGAGATGGCAATCCAGTCTTAAAAGCCAAGGATTAAATTATCAAGTTGATTTAAGCAGTGTTCCAAGTGGAGAAACATCATCAAAAGAAGTTCAAGATTATCTTACACAACTTTATTATACAAGTGCGAATGTAACAACAGAACCATTAGACCAAACAACATTGACAGATGAAGTTTTAAGTAAATCATATATTTATTATTTGAATAATGCGCAATGGTTTTTGCATCAAGCATCAATATCAACTGCAACAAACAATATGTATGATGAAGATGGAAATCTTACACAAAAAGGTGCTGGTGGAGTAATTGTTGGTTCATCATTAAAATATTATGCATTTGTTGAAGCAAATGGAGAAGTTGCAATTAATGGTTTGGATGAACTCGAAGAATTAGCAAAATCTAAACAAGACAAAGTAAACAACATTGATATGACTGGAATTTTGGGGGTTCTTTATGGAGATGGTGTTGCAGAAATTGAATATGATTTATCTGTAAATGAAGAGAATGGAAAAGTTGGGAAAATCTCAATCCCTATTAAAAGCAGTGATGGAAGTATTATTGTTGATGCAGATGAAGCTGGAATGGGAATAGATATACATTTGGCAGAGGCTGGGGGGAATTTTGCAACAACAGACACAGAACAAGAAATTACTGGTGCAAAAACTTTTACAGAAGTTGTATTAAAACCAAGCAAATATAATTCAATCGGGATATCATCAACTCCACTTGGGTTGGCTAATTCATCAAATATTAGGAGCACAGTCTTTGGGGCTAACATTTTAGGATACGGAAATGAAAGCACACTTTTAGGACAAGGTGTAAATTGCAGTTCACAAGGAACATCAATAGGGGCAAGTTCAAAAACCACCGGTCAATATGGGGTTGCAATAGGGTGCGGGGCACAACAAACAGCCGGAACTGCACACGGCATACAAATAGGACAAGGAACAAACCCAAACGGGGGAACACTACAAGTTTGGTCATACCAGTTGCTTGAAAAAAATACAGGGAAAATTCCAGATGAAAGAATTAGTGATGAATTAATTGGAAGAATTTCAACTCTTGAAACAAATGTTGGAGAACTTGGAACTGGACTTGATGAAATAAACGGGGAGGAGATTTAATATGGGAACAATAGCAGAAAAACTAGCCTATTTAAGGCAAACCAAAGAAGATATTAAACAGGCTCTCATAAATAAAGAAGTCGAAGTAAATGATACTGACCCATTTAGAAGTTATGCTGAGAAAATTAACAACATAAAAACTGGTGGGGATGTTGAGGCTTTTTTGGGTTGGAGTTTTCCTTCTACAACAATAAATAGTTATCAATTTGGTTCTTCAACAAGTGGCGGATTTTCAAGTTATTCATATATAACAGCCGCAAGTTATCCTGATTGTTTAAGAGTTTCTTCCAATGCATTTAGTAAATGCACCAAGTTGTCTTTTATAAGTTTTCCTAAATGCAGCTATATTGCAAGTTCAGCATTTTATGGGCTTACTGCACTAGAAGTGGCGAATTGTTTTGAAGAATGTAAATATATTGGCTCTTCTGCATTTTATAATTGTGCCAGCCTATCAACACCAGTAAATGCACCATTGTGCACGACCTTGGGTTTGGGTGCTTTCCAAGGTTGCAGAATGATACCAGAGATAAAAGTTCCATTAGTTTCAGTGTTGAATAGCAATGTGTTTATGGGATGCAAATTGCTTTCTAAACTTGAAATGAATTTATCTCAATGCACCAAAATAAACAGCAGTGCATTTTATAATTGTGAAAGCCTTGCTGGTATAAGTAGTTTTCCAACTTGCACAGAGATAGGGTCAAATGCTTTTGGAAATTGTGCTGGGCTCACAGATATAACTTTTCCAGCTTGCACATCTGTTGGTCAGTTTGCATTGGGGTGTGGGTGGAGTGAACTTACAGAAAACAACTTCCCTTTGCCATTGTTTAACATTAGCACATCAACATTTCCAAGTGGGGTTTTTGCAAATTGCCCTAATTTGTCAAAGGTGGATTTGCCTTTATCAAGAATAATGCCAAGTATGTTTGAAAATTGTCCAAATCTTGAAACTATATCTTTTCCAAATCTACAAGTAAAAAATATTGCAACAAGGGCGTTTTTTTCTTGTGGATTTAAAACATTAAATGAAGATATGTTCCCAGAAGGAACGACTTTTGCATCAACCGTATTTGCAAATTGCAAAAGTTTAACATCAATTAGTTTTCCAACATTGCCATCAGTAGCATCAACTATGTTTGGACATTGCACAAATCTACAAGATGTCTATTTGCCAGAGTGCACATCTGTTTTTAGCAGTGCTTTCATCGGATGTAATACTCTCTCTTATATTAGTTTGCCAAAATGCACATATTTGGGTCAAGGTGCATTTGAAAATTGTTTGGCTTTAACCAATGTTGATATTCCAAATGCGAGTTCAATACCATATTCAGCATTTAATAGATGTTCAAGTTTACGAGAGGCAAACTTTCCTGTTGCTTCCAGTGTAGGAGCATACGCATTTTCAATGTGCACTTCATTGACAAGTGTTAGTTTGCCAGAGTGCTTATATGTTTCAGCTTCTGCTTTTTACAGTTGTTATGCATTAACAACAATAAACCTTCCAAAATGTTCAATAATAGGTAATAATGCTTTCAATCTGTGTATTTCTCTTGAAGAAGTTGATTGTCCAATATGTGTAAGTTTGTCAAACAATACATTTGGGTCTTGCTCAGCATTAAAAACAATAAAATTGCCAATGTGCCAAACCTTGCCATCAAATGCATTTTATGGATGCACAAATGTTGAAAATCTCGAACTTGGTGTAGGGCAAATGTATTCATCTTATATTGCAAGTTTTAAGACAACATTAAAAAATGTGAGTTTGCCAAATGCAACATATTTAGGGGCTTATGCATTCAGTGGGTGCACAATGTTGCAATCTGTAAATCTAAAAGTGTGCACTTCTATTTCTGGAAGTGTGTTCCAAAACTGCCAAAATTTAAGCAAAGTTGTTGTTGATGGGGATAATGTTCCAACATTGCTTGCAAATGCTTTTTATTCAACACCAATTAGCAATTCAACATATTTGGGTTATTTTGGTTCGATATATGTTAAAACATCACTTGTAGATACTTTTAAGGGTGCTGGGAACTGGTCAGCGTATGCAGACAGAATAACAAGCATAGATAATTTGCCAAGTGAATAAAAGGAGATTTTATGAAATTACAAATTTTAGTTCCACAATATAAGGAAACGGAAGAAATTATTAAGCCATTGCTTGATAGTATTGAACTTCAACAAAATATTGATTTTGATGAGATTGGGGTTATTATTGTAAATGATGGCACAGATGTTCATTTAAGTGAAGATTTTTTAAACAAATATAAATTTAAAATTGAATATTTTTTAAATGAGCACAAGGGTGTTTCTGCAACAAGAAATGCTTGTCTTGACAAATCAACAGCCGAATATGTTATGTTTTGTGATGCAGATGATATGTTCTTTAATATGTGTGGGCTATATATTATAATGCAAGAAATTGAAAACGGTGGATTTGATAGCCTAACCAGTGTTTTTATTGAAGAAACAAGGGTTCCGGAAACAAAGAAACCTGTTTATATAAATCATCAAATGGATTGCACTTTTGTTCACGGAAAGGTTCACAGAAGAAAATATTTGATTGAAAGAAACATTAGATGGAATGATAATCTCACAATACACGAAGATAGTTTCTTCAACTGCTTGTGCCAAAAACTTTCAAAAAATGTAAAGTATTGCCCAAATGCATTTTACTTGTGGAAATGGAGAGATGGTTCTGTTTGCAGAAACGATTTTAAGTATATTCTTAAAACATATAACAATATGCTTGATAGCAACACTGCTCTTGTAAATGAGTTTTTAACTCGGGGAAAATACGAAGATGCTCAATTTTACTGCACGTCTATGATATTTGATGCTTATTTTACAATGAATAAAAAAGAATGGATAGACCAAGAAAACAAAGAATATAGAGATGCAACAGAAAAACGATTTAAAGATTATTTTTTAAAATTTAAAGAACTTTTTGATGGAACATCAACACAAGTAAAATCCCAAATTATTGCAGGAATTAAGAACAGAATGTTTAATGAAGGATTGTTTATGGAAAGCATAACTTTTGATGATTGGATAAAACACATCCAAGAGTTATAAAATGTTTCACGTGAAACATTGAACAAAATTTAAAAAATTTTGTATAATAATAAGAAAGGAGAAAAAAATGAAAAGAGTAAACATTGCCGTAAGAATAATTTTATATCTTACATTGATTGCATCAGCAGTTGCATCATATTTGGGATATTCTTTCTCACAAGACATTCTTAAATATGTTGGATATGGCTGCACTGCACTTAACTTGATTTGTATTATTTTCATTGAAGTAAAAAATGCTGTTGCATCAAAAAAAGCAAACGGGGAAAACTTTGGGCTTGTTGACTTTTTGCAAATAGTATATAATTGCTTGCCAATCGTTGTTGGTTATGCAGAAACAATCGACCAAGTAAGTGGTGGGGCTATTAAGGGGCAAGACAAAGAAAATGCCGCAATAGAACAGCTTAAACTTATTTGTGAGAAAGAAAAAGTAACATTCTATGAAGAACAAGCAAGGGCAATCATTAAGCCAATTATTGAAAGTGATAAAATTATCCAAAAGGTAAAAGAGGGAACTTTAACATTTGCAGAAATATCTCAAATGATTACAGACCTTAAATCAACTGGGGGCACAAGTGAAGAAAAAACGCCCATCAAAATTGAAGAGAAGGCAGTTGAAGATGCCTACAATTCTACAACTGATGGCGATATTGATAACACTTTACTTACAAATACTCTTGAAACAGCCAATGCCAGATTACAACAAGCCCTTGACGGAGTTCAAGTTGATAATAAAGTTGAATGATGTAAAAGAGGTGTAATATGGAAGAAATTGAAGAAATTGTTTCACAAGAACAAATTTGTGAAGTAGGGCAAGAAAATGTGCCACAAACCGAACCACAAGAAATACCAACACAAGAGCAAACAAGAATTGACCATTCTGCCATTGCTTTTGCAGTTGAACCTTTTCAAAATATAAAGGTTGTAAAAAAAGATGGCAAACTGGTCATAAAAGATTTGGAAGTTGGCATTTCTCCCTTGCACAAAATTTGCAAGGCGATAAAAAATTTCTTTGTTGACAGAAAGCCAAAAGACAAAGATAAAAAAGGAGAATAATATGGAAAAATTTGAAAATGGTATTTATCTTATTGACGATACCAAAAAGAACCCAAACTTGACCGACATTGCTTTTGCATTTAAAAATGCACAACTCAAAGATGCAGAAAAGTTTGTTGCAATCATTCGTGGAATGAGATTTGGATATGATGAAAGAAAAAGAAACATTTATCCATTGAAAGACGAACAATATCAAGTTTTGAGAGAACCAGTGGCTGAATTGGTAGAAGTTGATGATGACAAAGTTGTTGCTGATGAACCAGTTGAAACACCAGTAGTGGAAAATGAGCCAGAAACTGCCCCAGTTTTGGAAGAAGATGAAGTTGTGGAAGATTTGTCCACGGAAGAAGAAACTGCCGAAATTGAGCCAGTTTTGGAAGAATTTGAGCCTATCAAAGAAGAAACTATTGTTGTTGCAGAAGAGCCAGAGAGAGTTTTGGTAGAAGAAATCATTGCAGAATTTGAAAAACAAGCAGATGAACTTATCGAAAAATCTTATGAACCAGATGAACTTGATGGAGAAACAAGTGTTCAATCAACTGCAAGAGAAGAAGAACTTTTAGAACAACTTAAAGCAAAAGATGAAGAAATTGCAACTTTAAAAGTTGAACACGCAAGAAATCAAAGAGTGTTGCAAGTGGTTTTGAAATTCAATGCAGACCTTATTAATGCTCTTAAATAGGAGTTGTTATGCAAAACAAAAAGAGAAGCCCAGAGTATATAGCAACATTGTTGTTATTTTGCTCATTTATAATTGCAATGGTTATATTTGCATTATTTAGAGTTATTGGAGTTGCTTGGTTTTCACAAGATTATGTTACAATGCAAGTGAGCCCATTAGCTGATAGATTGATAATGTCAGCATATCACGTGATTGAAGGATTTTTGATTTTGAAAATCCTAACAAAACAAAAGTGGTGGGTTTGTTTGCTTTGTGCATTGTGTTATACAGGGGTTCAACAATTTAACTTGAATATGTATATAACTTTTGCACTTGATATTGCATACACATTTGTAATGCCATTTATATTTAACAAAGATAAAGACAAGTCAATATTGATGTCAACATTGTTCTTTGTTGGGATTATAGGCTATCAATATTTAATGATGTTTGGTAGATATGATTTGGTTATGGTTGGAAAATATGATGTTGTATGGCAAATTTTAAGCACAATAGATTACAAATTTTTCTTAATTGTAATTCTGTTGTTTAAAACAATGAAATCTATTAAAAGGGGGAAATCTTAATGGGAGATGGTTCAGGCGTTCCGGGTTGTTTCTTTTTCTGGGGCAGATTTACAGAGTTTTGTAAATTGTTAGGATTGATTTTGGTTGCGATTATTTCAACACCACTTGTAATCCTTTCTCCATTCTTCTTGCTTGCAAAATACACATATAAACAAATTCCAGTTCAAGCAAAGGTATTTAAAGAAGAATGTGCAAAAAAGAAAGCGGAAAAACAAGCAAAGAAAGAAGTAAAAGAGTAGTTTATACTCTTTTCCAAATCATAGGAGAATTAGTGATGTATATCCCATTGCTAATTCTTTCTTATTTTATGGGCACTTTATTAGTGTGCCTTATTTGTATGATATGTGTGTTTATATTTAAACACTTTTTCTACTATGCTCTGCACCTTAACAAATGGTATTGTTGCTTTGCACTATCATATTCTTTGTTTATAATTTTAACATTGATATATAGAGGCCTTGGAACACTTGTTCCACTTATGTCAAACCAACCAATGTTGTTAGTAATACTATGCGTATTGGTTGCTTATGGAAACCATTATGCTGGATATTGGCAAAAGAAATTGTGTGGAAAAACTATTTGGGAAATGAATGAGCAAGAATTAAGAAAATATTGCAAGTTAAAAGGAATAAAAAGAGAAAGAATAGATTTTGTTGTATATGTTGTAATTCATCAGTGGACATTTCCAGAAATTGCCACCAAACTTGGCTTTGCAGTTGACACATTAAAAGATTGGTCAGCAATTTGCAAAGATAAATTGGGCATCAAAAATTGGGATGCGGACAAAAATTAAAATACACACTAAACACCCACCAAGACCGTTAATAAACGGTCTTTTTTTATTGCATAATATTTATGAAAGTGAGGTAAAGATATGTTCGAAAATAACTTTGCAAATCCCTATAACAGCTTTAATACTATGCCAACAGCAACGCAACCCTATGGCTATCCACTTAATCCATTTATGGGAAATTTTATGAACCAAACACAACAAAACACAAATGTGCCAACACAAACAAATACAAACAAAATTTATGTAAATGGGATTGAAGATGTAAGAAACAGAAGATTGCCAGCAAATAGTGATTATATCTTTTTAGACAACGATAATGCCATTATTTATCAAAAAATTGTTGATGCAAAAGGGCAATTTGAAGTGAAAGCCTTTGATATATCCCCAAGAGATGCCCAAGAAAGCCCAAAAGGTCAAGGGGTGGACAATTCTGTGGATTATGTCCAGAAAACCGATTTAGAACCATTACAAACGGAAATTTTAAGGCTTAAAGAACAATTAGCAGAACTCAAAGGGGGAACAAACAATGGAACAAAGTGAGCAAGTTAAAGAAGATAGAAAAGTGCAATGTGAAAATATGCGCCTAAAAAAGCAAGTAAAAGCACTTCAAGAGAGGGTTGCACAACTTGAAAAATTTATTGGAGGCCAAATATGAACCCATTAGGAAACAAACCAGTTCAAAATCAATCAATACCACCACAACTTATGAAAGGCATAAAACAAGTGAAAGGGATTATGTCAATGGCAAATGGAAATCCAAATGCATTGTTGCAACAAATGGGGCAAAATGACCCAAGAATAAGTCAAGTGTTACAAATGTGCCAAGGACAAGACTTGCAAAAAATGTTTATGTCTATGTGCCAAGCACAAGGGGTTGACCCAAATGCAGTTATGAATGAACTGCAACAATAGTCAAGGAATAATCATTTATTGCAGTCCGGAATGTAAAAAATGTTATTCAATATATCTTTTTTAAAAGGAGAAATGTTATGGAAGGAACAGGTATTCAACCAGTAATGAACCTTGGAAGTGGCTATGGCTATGGAGATGGTTGTGGCTTTGGTGGAAGTGGCATCTGGCTCTTTGCTATTCTCGCTTTAATGTGGGGTGGCTTTGGCGGAAACCGTTTTGGCAATGGCATTGATGGAAGATGTGCTACCGTTGAAGATTTGAACAATTCTGCAAACTTCACAAGACTTGAAAGCCAAGTTCAAGCAAATGGTCAAGCCATTGCAGGAGTAAACACAAACTTGGGAAATGCTATTTGTAGTTTAGGCTATGAAATGGCAACAAAGTTTGGAGAAACAGACAAACAAATTGCTGAATGTTGCTGTGGCATCAACAGAAATATTGATGCAGTGAGATATGAAAATGCTCTTAACACAGCTTCAATTAATGCAAACACAACTGCTGGCATCCAAAAGGTTCTTGACACATTGTGTGCAGACAAAATTGCAGCACAACAAGCAAGAATTAGTCAGTTGGAACTTAACCAAGCATTGTGTGGGGTTGTAAGATACCCAACAAACGCAACATTTGCAGTTGGAACTCCATTTAATGTGGGTTTTGGCTATGGTTGTGGATATAACTCAAACATTTAGTTTGAAAATTTGAGGCTCTGTTAGCCAATGAATTAGGAACAGGGCAACTTGTTCCTTTTTTCATAAATAACATTAAAGGGAGAAAAATATGTCTTGTAAATCAAACATTTATGTAGCAAATACCACATCAACGGCAGTAACAGCTGGTTCAACATTGCCACTTGGAACTATTGTTCGCAGAAGAGGCTTTGAAATCAATCAAAGTGGAAATTCTGTTGCAATTAATGATTGTGGAAGTAATTATTATCTTGTTTCTGTAAATGCAACATTTACTGCACCAGTTGCTGGGGTTGTTAGACTTGACTTGCAACAAAATGGTGTAAATGTAACTGGGGCAACTGCAAGCACAACAATTACAACTGCAACAACAGAAGTTCATAGTCTGTCATTTACTGCCATTGTAAGAACATTTAGTGGAAATACACTTGATAGCCTTACGGTTATTAATAGTGGTGTAGCCGCAACATTTAGCAATATTGCAATGACCGTTGAAAAATTATAATAGGAGAATTGTATGGCAAATAATCAAGGTTGGGAAGAAGAGAATTTGTCTTTTTTAGATGTTTTAACCATATTATCTTTTATAATTGGTATTGAGAACTTGTCCTTAAACCAACAACAAGTAACCCGTTTAGAACAACATTTAAGCAAACAAGACACAGAACTTCTTTCCAAGATTATCAACCAGAATGAACTTATTATAGAGCAAAACGAATTGCTCATAAAATTGTTAAAGGAGAAAAACAATGCACAATAAAATATTTGCAGAAATAAGCAACTTGTTGATAACAAACACAATGCGACACGAACAATTTGCTGATATTATGGACTTTTTAGGCTTTCGTGGTTTTAAAAGGCAAGGAGAATATTATTTTTTAAAAGAAAATGCAGAGCTGAGAGGGCTTCACAGATATGCAATAAACCATTTTAACAAGATAATATTTGATAAAACAATAACAATTCCAAGACTTGTTCCATCTTCTTGGGAAAATGCCACAAGGCAACAAGTAGATGAAACCACAAGAAGAAAATATGTCAAGCAAATGTTTACTGAATGGCACAACTGGGAACTTTCTGCAAGAGAAAAATATCAACAATGGTATAAGCAACTCATAGCAGAAAACCATATTGATGCAGGTTGCAAAGTGTTGTCTTTGCTTAAAGACAATGAACAAGAGATAAAGAGCCTAGAAAGGCAAATAATTGAATATAATGCAGTCGATTGGGATATGCCTTATATAATGTTCCAACAAGAAGAATTGCACGAACATTATAGGGCAAAAGAAAAAGAGATTGGTATTGATATTTGTTAGGGGCATTTTGCCCTTAATGGTATAGTCGCCAAGTGGAAAGGCATAGCACTGCAAATGCTATATTCGTTGGTTCAAATCCAACCTATACCTCCAAGCCTATGACCATACACCTAGCAATCAAGAGATTGTATAAATGCAAAAAGGTTTTGTATGGCAAGGCAAGAGTGGGAAAACCACTCTTTTTTTTGTTATAAAAAATATTTGAGAAAATTTGCGAAAATGGTTGACAAAGTAGAAAAGCCTATGTTAAAATACGAATGTAGGATGAAAAAACTACTTAAAAGGAGAAAAAAATGAAGAAAAAATTAAAGGTAAAAACATTTGTTTGTGAGATTTGCCACTGCATCACTCCAATTTCTTGTGAAGGTAGTGAGCCAAACACTTGTGCAATGTGTATGCCAATAAAAGTCGAAAAGGATAAGGTAGATGGTTATGGAAGGGATTAATAGATATGACATATACTATTGTGAATTGATTGGGTTTGAAAACATTCAGGGTGGTGCAAGACCTTGTATTGTAATCTCAAATGATGTGTGTAATAAATATAGTCCAACAATTACAATAGTTCCAATTACAACAAAACATAAAAAATATATACCAACACATTGTGCCATTCATAGTGCGCCATTGCCAAGTATTGCATTGTGTGAGCAAATCCTAACCGTAAACAAGACACAACTAACAGAAAAGGTTGGCAAATTAAAAGAAGATGAAATTATTTTAATTTCACAATGCTTAAAAATTCAATTAGGAATATAAAAGGAGAAAGTTATGAATATTATAGAAGAATTACTTAAAAGCAATGTAAATAAAGATTTTATTAAAGCAGTAAAAAATACAAATATTGAAAAAATTTTAAATAAAGGGGGAACAAATGAAAGTGTTAGCGTTCGAGATAAAAGAAAATGATGTAATTATTTTTAACAAAGCATCCATAAAGGTAAACAAAACAATGAGTGCAAAATCTATGGACATAGATGACAATTTTGAAGGTGTATGTATTTTAGGAACAATTATAAAAAGTGATAATCCATATTTAAAGGTTGGAGATGTTTGGAGAAAAATTTTTGATATACTTGATAATGTTGAGGTGGTTTATGAATGATTTTTCGCAAATTAGTTTGTTTGATGGAACACAAAAATTTTTAATTAAAAAGCAAGTAAGATTGATTTCAATGTTCAGTGGATATGATAGCCAAGAACTTGCACTCAAATATTGTGGCATTAAATATGAGCCTTGGAAAACTTGTGAATGGGCAGTTAAAAGTATACAGGCATTAAAAGATATGCATTATTATAATGATGACACTGATTATTCAAAAGATTTATCACATTATCAAATTGTTCAATATTTGCTAAGCAAAGGAATAAGTTCAAATTATAATGAGCCAATGAAAGAAAAGCAAATTATTCATTTGGGAGAAAAAAAGGCAAGACAAATATACAACAACATTAAAGCAACAAACAATCTTGTAAACATACAACAAGTTAAGGGAACTGATTTGGAAATTGTTGAAACCGATAAATATGATTATATTTTGACATATTCATTTCCTTGCCAAGATTTATCAATGGCTGGTAAAAGGCAAGGAATGGCAAAGGGAGATAGCACAAGAAGTGGGATGCTTTGGGAAGTAGAGAGAATACTTGATGAATGTTTAGAAGGGGGGGCACTGCCACAAATATTGTTGATGGAAAATGTTCCAGAAGTTATAGGAACAAACAACATTAAACATTTTGCCAAATGGTTGGAGAAGCTTGAAAGCATAGGATATAAATGTTATTGGAAGATTTTAAATGCCAAAGATTATGGAGTTCCACAAAACAGAGAAAGATGCTTTATGATTTCAATTTTGGGAGATTATTATTATGATTTCCCAAAAGAAATAAAACTGGAACATAAACTTAAATTTTTTCTTGAACACAATGTTGATGAGAAGTTTTATTTGAGTGATAAAATGAAAGAATATTGCCTTGGAACAAATCAAAAACAAAGCAAATTTCCAAGGGGAGAACGCTTTTGTCAAAGTCTTAATATGACAAACAACAATGGAATTGCAACAACAATTACAACTGCCAGTGGTCAACGCCCAACGGACAATTTTATTTTAGAAGATGGAGTGGATTTGGTTGACTATTCAAAAAGTGAAAACTTTTTAAAGGGCAAAAGCAGAATTATGGAGAACAAACAAATATCTCCAACAATCTTAACAAAAGACAAATTTGGTGTTCTTGAAAAGAATTTAAAACAACAACTTTGTAATGACTTAATAAAAAGTGGCAAGGTTAAAGATGGGGATTTTGTTAGACATTCTTATAGTTCAAGCAGAATGAAAAATTTTCGCACTTCAAATCGTGAAAATCCAAATTGTAGCCCAACACTAGACACAAGATGTGATTGTTTGGGAGTTGTTCAAGATTTAAGAATTAGAAAACTTACACCAAAAGAATGTTTTAGACTTATGGGAGTTAAGGATGCAGACTTTGAAAAGGTTTCCAAAAATCAATCAAATGCAAGCCTTTATCACTTGGCTGGGGATAGTATAGTTGTTGAAGTCTTATGTGCAATTTTTGGTCAAATGATTGAAGGGTTTAACTTCCACAAGGTTATTGAAGATTTTTATAAAGAAACAAGGGGGAATGGTTTAAATGGAAATCAAGAAGAATAAAAAGACACACTATGATAGAATTTTGGCGCACTTACAAGCAAAAGGTTATATTACATCTTGGCAAGCAATAAGAGAATATGGCATTACAAGATTATCAGCTGTAATATTTGATTTGAGAAGAGATGGGCACAACATTGAAAGCCAAACCGTTTGCAAGAAAAACAGATATGGAGATAAAATCCATTATGCAAAATATGTTTTGAAAAAAAATGACACAATTTGTTGACATATTTATTGGGAATATGGTAATATAATTGTGTTGATAAGACAAAGAAAGCCAATATTTGGGGAGTTGCGACCTTAAATATAGGTTAAACAAACTGAATATTGGCGCATAAAAGCCATCAAATGAAAGCCTGTTCGCAACTTTAAGGCAAGTAGTTTGGTGGCTTTTTCTATCAACAAAAAAGGAGAAATTTATGGCTGAAAAAAGAATGTTTAGCAATAAAGTGATAGGGAGTGATGCTTTCTTGGAAATGCCAGATAGCACACAAAACTTATATTTTCACTTGTCAATGTATGCAGATGATGATGGTTTTGTAGATAAGCCAAAAAGCATTATGAGAATGACAGGGAAAAAAGAAGATGATTTAAAACTTCTTATTGTAAAATCATTTATAATCCCATTTGATAGTGGAATTATTGTTATAAAACATTGGAGATTAAACAATTATTTAAGAAGCGATAGATACAAAGAAACACAATATCTTCAAGAGAAAAAAGAACTTGTAATAAATCAAAATGGAGAGTATGAACTTGGTAGACCAGTTGGTATACCAAGTGTAACCACAAATATACTCTTATCTAATTCTAATCTAAACTCTAATAATAAATCTACCAATAAGGGGGATGCAAGGGGGAAAGAGAAACATAAATATGGAGAGTATAAAAATGTTCTTTTAACAGATGATGAACTTTCAAAACTTCAAGAAGAATATGGGGAGCAAGAAACATCCAATGCTATAAAGTTTTTAGATGAATATACAGAAATGAAAGGATATAAATGCAAGTGCAGTTATCTTGCAATGAGAAAATGGGTATTTCAAGCATTAAAGGAACAAAATCAAAGGCAAAAGCCACAACAAAAAAAAGATGCTTTTATGGACACATTACAAGCAATGTGGGATGAAGAAGAAAAAGGAGAGATGTAATGACAAGGTTAGAAAAAAAGGACATTTTAGGAATGTTAGCAATAATGAAAGCCAATTATTCCTATGCATATAAAGACTTGGATGAAAGTGGCACAAAAACACTGGTAAACACTTGGTTTGTATTATTGAGCAAATATCCAAAAGAAATGGTTCAAGCATCATTTTATAAAGCATTAGAAACTTGTAAAATGCCACCAACAATAGCAGATATAATCGAAAAAATAAATGAGATGATAGATGCAACACAAAAAAGTGATTTAGAATTATGGGATGAGTTTGAGAAATCATTGCGAAAAGCAGATGCATTTGTAAGCAAATTTACTTACACTATGTTGCTTTCAAATGGTCTAACCCAAGGAGAGCAAGCAAGATTAGACACAAGAGAATTATATGAAACACTCCCACAAGAATTAAGAGAATATTGTCCATCCTATGCAGGATTTATGGCACTAGCAACAAATCAACAATCTTGGGAGTTTGAAAAGCCAAGGTTTTTGAAAGCAATAACAGATATAAAGAAAAGATTGTTTACTCAAAGAACAATGCCACCAGAAATCAAGCAAATTATTTGTGAGAGCCAAAACTTATTACAAATTGGAGAAGAAGATGGACAAGAAGAAAATATTTAAGCCAACCAGTTGTGAAAAGTGCCCAGTTGTTAAGATTGACAAAGGCATAATAACTTGTGGTTGTTGTAAAGATTTAAAGGCAAAATATGATAACTATGATGAAAAGATAGAAATGTATAACAAATGCCAAATTGATTGGGATAAGGAGCAAAAATGAAATTAAAAATGAAACAGCTTGAAAGTGGAAAGTTTGGAATATTTGAAGAAATCACAAACAAATGTGTTCTTGTTTGCAATAGAGCATATAATGCTGATATGATAGCCAACATTTTAAGTGCAGATGAAGAACAAGAAGTTTGCAAGAATGTCAAATTTGACAGAAATTAAAAAATATTTAAGAAAATTTGTGAAAATGATTGACAAAGATTTTTAAATAATGTAAAATTAATAGTGTGATAGTAAACCACAAAAAGTAAAAGGAGAATAAAATGGAAAAAGAAAATCAATGTAAGACACCAGAAGAACTTTTTAAGAAGTTAGTGCATCTCAATGTGAATGACCATACAGAGTTAAAAAATGACCTAACTTATTTGAGTTGGGCGTGGGCTTGGCAAGAGTTTAAAAAAGTATGCCCAGATGCAACATACGAAATCAAGAAATTTAAGAATGAAGTAACTGGAAGAATATTGCCATTTATGGAAGATGAAAATCTTGGTTATATGGTTTGGACAGAAATCACTGCTTGTGGGCAAACTCACGAAATGTGGTTGCCAGTTATGGACAACAACAACAAATCAATGAAAAGAGCTGCATACAAATATACGGTTAAAAGTGGAGAAAAAACGGTTGCAGCTGCAACAATGTTTGACATTAATAAGACAATTATGAGATGTTTGGTTAAGAATATTGCAATGTTTGGGCTTGGACTTTATATTTATGCTGGGGAAGATTTGCCATTTGAACTTGGAGAGCCTTGCACACAATCACAACTTGACAAAATCAAAGAATTGAAAGTGAATGAAGTAAATGTTTTGAAAAAATACAAGATTGAAAGTATTGATAAGTTGACATATCAACAAGCAGAATTTGTTATCAACACAAAAATCAAGGCTCTTGAACAATCAAAGGCAGGTGCATAATGGTAATTGATTTTGAAGAAAAAGACCACTGCTATTCCTTAAATGGAGAGATTGCAGATATATCAGTAACAGAATTATTGCACAAACACAATCTTGCACCAGATTATAGTGGAGTAAGTAAGAAAACATTGTCTGCAAGTGCAAAGAAAGGCAAAGAAGTCCACAAAGACTTGGAGAATGTTTTAAATGTTGCAAACTATGAACCAACAACAGAGCAAGGCAAAAACTTCCAAAAATGGGTAAGTGAAAACATTGATTGTGGTGTTGGAGAGCAAGTTCTTGGAATTGACTGGGATGGTTTGCTTGTATGTGGAACTGCTGATGTTATGGCTATTGGGAAAGATAAAAGGCTTATAGTTGCAGACCACAAAAATGTTGCAAAGATTGATGCAACATACAAAGAGTATGTGAGTTGGCAAGTGAGTTTGCTTGATTTTATGGCAAAGAAACTTGGCAAAGAGCCAATCAATGGAAAGGTGCTTAATTGGAAAGGTGCAAAAGAGTTTTGGTGCTTGCATTACAACAAAAAGACTGGGGAACTTACACCTATTGCTTTGGAAAAGGTTGATGATGCACAAATTGAAAATTTGCTTAATTGTGAAAGGAAAGGAGAAATCTATCAAAGACCAATGCTTGTAATTGACAAAGAACTTGAAAGCCAATTCTTGCAAGCAGAAGAAGAATTTGCAAGACTGGAATTGGAGCATAAACAAGCACAAGAAAAGTCAAAGGCTTTAAGGCAACAGCTTTGTGAATTGTTTGAGAAACAAGGAATTTATAGTTGGGAAAGCCCACAAGGGAAAATCAAAGTAACTTATGTTAGACAAAGTGAACAAATAAGGGTTGATAGTGATAAACTTAAAGAAAAATATCCACAAGTTTACACAGAGTGCCAAAAACTTGTTAAGAAGAAGTCTTATGTGTTGGTTACTTTGAGAGAAGATGAAGAATAAAAGGAACTGAAACTATGGGAAAGATAACTCATATTTGTCAAGACACAAGAGAGCAAAAAGGCAAGCACAAAAACATTGAGAAATATATGAAATCACGTGGCATCCACATAATAAGAGAGAGTGGGGGGTTAGGATTTGGAGATTATACCTTGCCACTCAATCGAAAAGTGGTAATTGATATAAAACAAGATGTCATTGAAATTGCCGGGAATTTATGTGGGCCTCAACACGAAAGGTTTAGAAATGAGTGTTTGAAAGCCCAACAAGTTGGTAGCCAGCTATATGTTCTTATTCAAGAAAATGAATGTAATGGCAAAGAGATAACAATCCCAGAAGATTTAGTAAACTGGGAAAGCCCAAGATATAAGTTTGATTATTATAAAACCCAATATCTTGACCCAATAACATTATCTCCTGTGCCAAAAGCAGTTAGATGCCTTGAAGAGAACAATGGTGTGGAATATATTAAAAGTCGAAAACTAGCCCACAAAAAAGGAGACCTAATAACCAATGTTAAGGGAGAAACCTTGGGAAAGGTTATGAGAACAATGGAAACCAAATATGGTGTTAAATTCTTGTTCTGTAAGGAAGATGAAGCTGGGCAAATATTATTACAATTATTAGGAGATGATGAAAATGCTTAAAGAAATTAGAGTTGTGCGAAAGACAAATCCCACAAAAGCCAAAACCATTTATAGGGCAATAGGCAAAGGGGAAATGAAACAGCATATCAACAGCAAGGGTTATTTGTGTTATGACACAGAAGAATACAAAACTTGGAAAGCACAAAGACGTGGGGTTGGCAGACCACCAAAACAAAAAAAAGGAGAATAAAAATGATTAATGTTAATGATGATGGAAATGGAACAAGAGTTGAAATAAAGGGCTCTCCAATACAAATTCAAGCAGAATTAAGATGCATTGCAAAATCTTTGTTGGATGGAAATTGTGTAAATGAAGATGCTTATGTAGTTGGAGTTATAAGCCCACTATTTGAAAAATTCCCAAAAGAAAAGGTTTTTGAAATGACAAACAATGTTTGTAAAGCAGTAGAGAAATCAAAGGAACAAATGGGGAAAATGGACAAAGATGTTAAAGTAATGCTTTCTTCACTTCTTGAAGAACTTTTAGGAGAATAATATGAATAAAATCACGGTTGTTGGAAGAATTACAAAGAAACCCACAATGAGCCTACTGCCAAGCAATATTCCATACACAAGATTTAATGTTGCAGATAAAAGCAAGATGCGAGATGAGAGTGGCAACTATAAAACAAATTTCTTTGTTTGTGTTGCTTGGAGAGAAAGGGCAGAAAACATTGTAAAGTTTTGCGACAAGGGAGATTTGGTTAGTATAAGTGGTTCAATGAACAATAGAACCTATGAGAAAAATGGGCAAGAACAAGCCATTTGGGAACTTAATGTTGAAGATGTAGAGTTCTTGACAAGCAAAGAAGAAAAGGCTCAAAATGGGCAAAAAAATGGCAAAAACAATGTGCCAGAAGAATTGACTGAAATTGAAGATGATGAAAATCTTCCATTTTAAACAAAAAAGGAGAATATAAAAATGAAAAATGAAAACAAAACAAATGGTATTTTGGGAATTATTATAAGCAGTTTGTTTATAATTGTAACCCTTTCAAGCTGTATATGTATGGCTTTACTTCAAAAAGGATATGCAGGAGCAATAATTTTTGCAATCTTGTGTGGTGTTGGAATATCAATGTTGCTTGGTTCGATTGTAATCCTTGTGGATGCAATAAAGAAATCAAAAAACAATAATGAAAGTTCAAAGGTGGCAACTACAAAAATCTCCACAAATCAAGGAGAGGTTAGATTTGAAATTGACCCACTTAATTTTGGGATTGCACCAACAAAAGTAAAAAACAATAATGTTGAAAATTTTAAAAAAGATATTGCCCTTGTAAAAGAAGAAGTTTTTGACAAGTTGAAAATCCGCGAAGAAATAATTAAGCATCCTACTGGTAGTATTGAGAACAAAAAACTTAAAGATGCTTTCTTGAATACTGAAATATTGAGCAATTTTAGTGCTTTTTGTGTTCCAAGACCAATTAAAATAAAACAAGTTATTGAAGATGTAAAGTGTTACAACTTTAATAACCTTAATCAATATTTGAGAGAGTTAAAAAACTTTGAGGCAAGACAAGAATGTTTGAGCACTTATGCCGAAAAAAAGACAGAAACAAAAACAAATAAAGACAACAAAAAGAAATAGTGGTGCTACACGAGAGCAGAAACTCGTTAAAACGGGCATATCTAGTCGCCAAAACACTAGGTTGATTAGCCAACATAGAAAGTTGGGGGAGAGCAGACACTCCCAGATGAAATATAGATGAACTGCGTATGTCTTATTTCACGAATTTGTCTGCTCCATAGGGGAATAGCCAAGTGGAAAGGCAATGCACTTTGACTGCATCATACAGGAGTTCAAATCTCTTTTCCCCTGCCAAATATAAATAAAAGGGGTCAAAATGCAAAAACTGACAGCAGAACAACAAAAACTCATAGAAGAAAGTATGTGGGTTGTAAACACCGTGTTAAAGGCACAAGGAGTTCAAAACAATGATGATTTGCGACAAGATGCAACCTTGTATATGTGCAAGTGTGCAATGCGATTTGACCCAACAAAGCATATAAAATGGAGCACATTTGCTTATAAAAATGTATTCTTGTTTGTTAGGAGAGAAAGAGTAAAGGCTTATCAAAGGAGAATGAGTGAATGTGGTATTGAGTGTATTGATATTTTGAGCCCAATAGATATGGAGCAAGACCTTGCAATAAAGAACAAGATTAAACAATTAGGAAGTGTTTGTTCAAAGGATGAAAGGTTGATTTTAAGGATGAAACTGGCTGGGTTCACTGGAAATGAAATGGCTCACAAAATAAATTGCAGCAAATCCAAAATAAACAACTGCATTAGCAAAATTAAAGAAAAAGCAAAGGAGTTGGATTTATGAGTTTTGACAGAATGGAGAGAATAATTCACAGCATCAACAAAGAAAAGAAGATGCAAGAGAGAGAAAGGGCTTGGCAAGAAAGACAGAAAATGTTTAGAAAAAAACAAGCAGAAAGGGAGATAAAAAGTGAATAAAGAAATAGATATTGATAATGAAGAACAAATACTGACAGAATGTGATTTTGATTATTATTATAAATCCATCTGCCCTCGTGAATTATGTATGTTCTTTAATGACATTACAAGGCAATCTTCAAATTTTGATAAAAAACAAGCAAGAATTGATTTGGGCAGAATAGCAATTACATTAAATAGAATGGCAAAACAACTTGAAAACAATGAAAAAGAAATTCGCAAGCAAGTTTGTAAAGAAATTAGAAAAGTTGGAATAAACTCTTTTGATGCACTTACACAAGAAGAAGAAATTTTTATTACTGGAAGTGATTTAGATAAAATAGAAAAGGGGAAATAGTATGGAAGAAGTAAATTTGTTTATTTGCTCTTGGCAAGCGAACGGTGCGATTAAGTTGATGCCAAAGATATTGGCAACAATAAGTGCTGGAAGAGCATACAAGAAAGCAGATGGTGGTTGGAAATTAAAGCCATACACAAAGAAAGAAGTTGTTGCTGTGCTTGAACTTATGAGCCATTTTGCAAAGAGAGAGATGCTTGACTTCTTGGATGATAGATTTATAATTTGTTGGGATAATAAACAAGACAAACCAGTGATTAGATATACCCCCCCTATAAAATAATTTCAAAACATTTTTTAAAAAAAGACCCCCTATTGATTTTGGGTGGTTTTTTTATTGCCTATAAAAAACAAATTTGGAAAATTTGAGTTGAGGGTGCCTTAATGATAAAAAAAATAATTGGGGTTGTGTTGATTTTACGAATAGATTGAAAAAATGGGGAAAAATGCAAGAATATGCAAAAAAATGCAAAAATATGCAAGACAACAAACAGGCAAAAAAGCAAGCCCAGAAAAGCAAAAAAAGAGAGTTAAAAAAAATTTGAGAAAATTTGCGAAAATAGTTGACAGCAAAAAAATAATTTGTTATAATGTGGGAGACGGTGGGAAAATCCAGCCCGCCGGGTGTAAGGCTTGACCAGCTGGCAAGCATCAAAAAAAGGAGTAAAAAAAATGGATAAAATAAAAAGTAAAACAAAAGAGGGACAAAAACTGGAAAGGAAAACAAAAAAAGGGCTTGACGGTTTTAGTCTTATGTTCGCGAACGCTATTAAGTTTGATGAGCTGGCGGAAGCAATTAAAAACGGAAAATTTTAAAAAGGGAGTTGAAAAAATGGAAAAGATAAAAAAAGCGATTGAAAACATTATAAACAGAGAAACAAAAGAAGAAATAAAAGCAATAAAAGAGGCCGCAACATTTGAGGCCCAAAGATGGGGAGAATATACAAGAGCCAGAAACAAAGCAGGGGAAGAAAAAACAATAACAGGGAAATTAACACAAAGACAACAAGAAAAGCCAATAAAAGAGCAAAAAGAAATTTTTATAAAAAAAATAAACAAAGAAGCAGAAAAGAAAAAGGCAAAATATTTTGAAGAGCTGGAAGAGATAAGCCAAGCAAAATCTCCAAAGTCAATTAAAATTGATGTTGACTATATCCAGTCCAGAACGTGGGGATGGTGTCCAAAGGCGGAAGTTTGGGCATCTGGTGAATATTACGAAAGCAGCAGAGCGGGCGGCTGTGGATATGATAAAGAAAGCACCGTAACCGCGGCGGTTTTAAACAAAATCAAAGGCATAAAAAAATTAATACTTGAAACAATAAGCAAAAAGCCAGTAAAAGAAATTGAAATAATAATAAAAAATAGGGGATTGCGTGAGGTTTTGGGTTATGGTTTGGGCTGTTATTATTTGCCATATTTTGAAGGCGGCGTCGGTTTTGAGTGTCATAGAGCGATTTTGAACAAGTTAGGCTATAAAACATTAGCAGCGCATCAGGGCAGGACGTCCAATTATTATGAATTTGAAAGAGAAGAAAAAAGAAAGAGAGGCAAAAAAAAATGATAAATTTTAATAAATTAAAAAATATTGACTACATAAGAGAAAAGCAAGCGGCGCTACTTATTGCAAGAAGAGAAGCAAGCCCAGAAAAACAAAAAATAATCAATATTGAATTAGATATAATATATCAAGCAAAATACAACATATTAAAAGGAATTTAAAAAAATGGGAACAACAACAAACAAAACGAGCCAAGCAGAGCGAACGCCAATTAAAATGGCGTTAGGCTTGCAAAATGGGTTGATATTATTTATAAGAAAAGACAAGAGAGGGCTATATTTAGGAGTAAAAGAGCATTACAAAGAGCGCGGAACATACACGGGCGAATTGTTGAAAGTTTGCGAAAATGAAAAAAGTTATATTTTTTATAACTTATTTGACATTATAACAAAAGCAGACAGCCCAGAGCATCAAAAAAAATTAAAGGCTTGTTACTATTTATTACAGCAAACAGACGAAAAGTTGGAAGAGATAACAAGACATTTTGAAAGGTGGGAGGGCTAAAAAATGGCGCTTTATCTGGAAGAATTAAAACAAGTATTCAAAGAGCAAGAAGAGAGCACCAGCAAAGCCAAAGAGCAAAGCAATAACGCGCGCATCCAGTTACAACGCGAACGGTTAGAGCTGGAAAAGGCAAAGCAAAAGCACCAACAAGAGCAAGCCCGCCAGCGTCTGGAATTACTACAAGAGAGAGAGCAAAGAGCCAAAGCAAAAGAAGAGAGCCAGCAGAGAAAGGCAACAACAGAAACAGCGCTAGCATTTGGCGGCATATTGTTTGGAGTTATTATGCAATTTATTATATTAGTTATTATATTATCAAAATATTGAAAATTTGGGCGTTTTTACGCCCTTATTTTTTGCCCTTGATATTTTCATCGTCTTATTATGCTATTATCTAACAAATTAATAATTTTATTTATTTTTTTATAGTTTAAAATATCTTTTTATTTTTCTTTATCTTAAAAGTTAAATATCTTTAAATTATTTATTATCCAG